AGGCGAAGTCAAACGAGCGGATCGACGGGATCGTGGCCCTGGTCATGGCTCTCGGGATGCACTCATCGACGGCGACTCAAGGCCCGGCGGTCGAACCCTCCATCCTCATCCTATGATCGCCCCAAACGCTCGCATCCTGTGGCTCCCCGGCGAAGACTCCCGCAACTGGGACTATGAGTCGGGCGGCTGGGCTTCGAGCAATCGCAACCCGTCTGGCGTGCGGGTGGACGCCGAGACGGCCCTGCGTTCGACCGTTGTTCTCGCGTGCATCCGCGTGCTGTCTACGTCGGTCGCTGGCCTGCCGCTGCACTTGTATCGCCGGCTGCCGGGTGGCGGCAAAGAGATCGCTCGCGAGCATCCGCTGTATCGCATCCTGCACACGCAGCCGAACTCGTGGCAAACGTCGTTTGAGTGGCGCGAGCAGATGATGCTGCACTTGCTGACGACGGGTGCAGCGTTTGACGAGAAAGTGTATACGGGCGGGCAGATCAGTGAGATCGTGCCGCTTCATCCTTCGCGAATGAAGGTCGAGCAGATTGAGACCGGCCGGCTGCGGTACACGTACCGCGAGGCGTCGGGCAGTTCGACCGTCTACACCCAAGACGCGATCATGTCGGTTCGCGGCATGAGCGACGACGGCGTGAACGGCATGAGCATGATCGAGCTTGCACGCGACGCTATCGGGCTGGCCCGTGCGTGCGAGATTCACGGGGCCACGTTCTTCGGGAACGGCGCGAGGCCAGGGGTCATATTGTCCACCGATCAGATGCTCTCGCCCGAGGCGGCCGAGAACACGCGAAATCAGTGGGAGCGGGCTCATCGCGGGCCGGATCGCAGTAACCGCACGGCTGTATTGCAGGGCGGTCTCAAAGTTTCTGAGTTGGGCGGCAACAACCAAGAGTCGCAGTTCTTGGAGGCGAGGCGATTTCAAGTCGAAGAGGTGTGCCGAATCTGGGGCATTCCGCCTCATTTGGCGGGCGATCTCTCACGCAGTTCCTACAGCAACATCGAGCAGCAGTCGCTCGACTACGTGCAGAACGGCTTGATGCCGTGGCTGCGGCGGATCGAGTCTGCGATCGCCCGAGACCTGCTGGACGGCGATGACGAATATTTCGCCGAGTTCGACACGCGCGGTGCGTTGCGTGCCGACGCGGCTGGCCGGGCGACGTACTACAACACGCTCTGGAACCTTGGCGTCGCGAGCGTGAACGAGATCCGCTCGTGGGAGAACATGAATCCCGTCGAAGGCGGCGACACGCGGTTCGTCCAACTCAACATGACCACGCTCGACAAGGCGGCTGCGGCTCCTGAGCCGATCCCGGCGTCGGTGGTCGAAGAGCCGGTGGTCGATGCCACGGCTCCCTCGCCGGAACCGGCGGCGGACGCTGAGCCGCAGGCCGCCGACGTGTCGCTCAACGGTGCCCAAATCACGGGGCTGCTCGCGATCCTGCAGGCTGTCAGCACAGGCGTCTTCACTAAGAGCGGTGCCGCTGCAGCGGTCGCGGCAGCCTTCCCGTTCATTCCGCAGCCGCAGATCGACGCCATTCTCGCTGGCGTGCCTGAATCGCCGGTGCCGAGTGCCGTGCCCGAGGCGGCCCCGCCAGTGGAACCGCTGGGCCGCTCGCTGCCCGAGGCTCGTGCCTTGACCATCAGCATCGACTTCGACCGCACGTTCTCTGCTGATCCGCAATTGTGGGGCGAGTTCGCCCGCAAGTCGGTGGCCGAAGGTAACACGGTCGTGATGATCTCGCGCCGCCCAGAGGAAGACCGCCAGGTCGTGACTGACACGCTGGGTGAATACGCCGATGCGTTCTCGCAAGTGCTGCTCGTCGGTGGCGACACGCTGAAGGCTGAGGCGGCCCAGGCGGCTGGGATCGACGTGGACGTGTGGGTGGATGACAGCCCGCAGACGATCACGGATGAACCGGCACCGGCACCGAAGAAGCGGAGCCGCAGGAAGAAGGCCGATGGCGAGGTATGACCACATCGACTTCACGCCCCCGGCGGGCGTGCGGGAGGAGGCGGCGAAGGGGCTGGCATGGCGCGGCGAGTACGGCCGAGGCGGCACGGCAGTCGGCGTTGCCCGAGCGAGAGACCTGTCGAACGGCACGAACATCAGCCCCGAGACTGCGAAGCGGATGGCGAGCTACTTCGCCAGGCACGAGGTGGACAAGCAAGGCGAAGGGTGGAGTCCCGATCAAGACGGCTTCCCGAGTGCGGGGCGGATTGCCTGGGCGCTCTGGGGCGGCGATCCCGGGCAGGCGTGGGCAAACAAACTAACGCGGCAGATTGACGCCGCAGACAATGAGGGCAGGAGCATCATGGGCAACATCGAACGACGTTCGCTGGCGATTGACGAGGTGGAGTCGGCGGTGCCGCTGCTCTCGGTCGAGAGCCGCAGCGAAGACGGTGCCGAGCGAGAGTACGTTGTCGGCTACGCCGCCAAGTTCGGCGTCTTGTCGCTCGATCTCGGCGACTTTGTCGAGCGTCTTGATCCCGGCGCGTTCGCCATCGTGGCTGAGCGGCGCGGCCGCAAGAAACCGCTGGAGACGCGGGCGCTTTGGAACCACGACCCGAACTACCCACTGGCCCGCTACCCAGGCACGCTACGACTCACGGTGGATGAGGTCGGGCTGCGGTACGAGTTCCCGGTGCCCGACACGTCCTACGGGCGGGACATCGCGAGCAATATCCGGGCGGGCATCGTGAAGGGCTCGTCGTTCTCATTCACCGTCCCGGCTGGTGGCGAGTCGTGGAGCCAGGAAGACGGCCGCAGCGTTCGCACGATCACGGCGATCGACTCGCTGCTGGACGTTGGCCCGGTCACGTTTCCGGCGTATCCCGATGCCGACGTGAAGGTGGCCCAGCGTTCCTATGATGCGTTCCGCCAGGAGCAGCGGCGACACGACGAATCCCGCAGGCACCTCGCGAACCGGGCAGCTTTCTACCGCGACGTTCTGAGGCAGCATGGCCGCTAGTGGCGATTCGTGCCCGAAGTGCCGGGAAGGCCGCCTTACGGTCGCGTCAAGCGTGCGCAGTGGCGAGTACCAGACTCGCTACCTGAGATGCACGCGGTGCGGCTGCACCGACAAGCAAGTCATTCGCGCGGCTGAGATTCGTCGCGTAAAGTTATTTACTCCCGGCAATGCCTAACTGCATGGTTCGCGGCGTGGGCTTCTAGGTTCGATGTAGGCGACGGCAAGAGACCGTCGCTTCCCGAACACAGGAGACACGCCCGTGGCTGTCGAGAAGCTCAAGGCCTTGCTGGACGAACTGACCGCCGTCGTCGCCGAGATGGAAGCGATGACCGAGGACGCCCCCGAGGGCGAGGAAGCCGCTCCCATGACCGAGGAGCAGGAGGCTTCCCTGCGTTCGCTCGAAGCCAAGGCCGACAAGCTCCGCGAGCGGATCGAGTTCCTGCAGCGAGTGCAGTCCAAGGAGTTGGAACTCCGCAGCGTTCTGGAGCGTGCTGCTCCCGCAAAGAAGGTCGAAGCCACCGAGGAGACCCCCGTCGTGGAAAAGCGAACCGTGTTTGCGGTGCCGAAGGCGTCGCGTCCCCTCAAGGGATTCCGCTGCGAAGAGCGTGCCTACCGTGCCGGCATGGCGATCAAGTCGGGCTTGCTTGGTGACTCCGAGGCTCGCCGGTGGTGCATGGATCACGGCGTCGAGAGCCGCGCCCAGGCGGGCGGCATCAACTCGCTCGGCGGCGTCCTTACGAATCCCGAGCTTTCCAGCGAGATCGTGCGTCTCGTCGAGGAGTTCGGAGCGTTTCCCGCGAACGCGCGAAACGTGACCATGAACGGCGATACGCTGCTCATCGCTCGTCGCACGGGCGGGCTGTCCGCTCGTCCGATCGGCGAGAACGCGGCCCCTCTCTCCAGCGATGTGACGTTCGACAACATCTCGCTTGTCGCGAAGCTCTGGGGCGTGGATAACCGCGTGCCGATGTCGCTGATGGAGGACTCGGTGATCGACCTGGCCGACGCGATGGCGGTCGAGGTGGCCCAGGCCTACGCGGAAGCCTTCGACAACGCGGGCTTCATCGGGACTGGAGCCCTGAGTGTGTATCACGGCACGACCGGCGTCGCGACCGCGATCATCGACGGCACGCACACCGCGAGCGTCGTGACTGCGGCCAGCGGCAACAACACCTTCGGAAACGACACCGCCGGGCTCGACCTGAGCGACTTCACGAACGTGGTCGCCCGGCTGCCGATTTACGCCCGTCGCAATGCCAAGTGGTACATCAGCCCGGCCGGCTATGGCTCGTCCATGCTGCGTCTGATGGTGGCCGCTTCTGGCAACAACGCTGCGGACGTGGCCGGTGGGGCTGGCCTCCAGTTCCTCGGCTTCCCGGTCGTGTTGTGCCACCCGCTCGAGAGCCGCCTGTCAGGAACCGGCAACGCCGTGGCCTGCCTGTTCGGCGATCTTGCCCAGGCCTGCACCTACGGCGTGCGGCGTGAGGTCAGCATCAAGACCGACGCCAGCCGGTTCATTGAGTTTGACCAGCTACTGACCTTCGCGACTGCTCGCGTGGCGATGGTGGCTCATGACCTCGGCGACAACAGCAAGGCCGGCCCGGTCGTTGCTCTGCGGTTCGCTGCCTGACCTGTGACCCTCTAGGAGAACTGACCGTGAACTTTGTCGAGAACACCAAGACCGTCGCGTCGCTCGTCGCTACCGGAAACTCCCAGGCCGCTGGCACCGTCGCCCTGACGGTGGACACGATCGGCTGGGAGTATCTGTCGGTCGATGCCGTCTATTCGACGTGCGTCGTCGGCAGTGCCGTGGCGTCGATCTTCACCCTGCGAGCGGCTGACACGACCGCCGCCCTGGCGGACTACACGGCCACCTACGGCTCCGTCGCTGGGGTGACGAGCGTGGCCAACACGTCGGCCTCGCAGACGAGCGTGGCGACTGTGGCGCGGCTCGACTTTGATCTGCGTGGGAAGCCCCGGTTCATCTCGGTGGCGACGGCCCCGAACGACACCAACTGCCGAGCGATCCTTGTCGGCCGTCTGTCGAAGGGCGAGGTCGGCCCCGATACGGCCGCCGAGGCGGGAGCGTTCGTCAAGTACAGCAACTGACGCTTGACACGATCTGCACAGTGGATGGCGGGTGAGGCATGAGCCTTGCCCGCCATCTCTGTTTTATGGAGTACGCATGATCGTCAAGGTTGGCGGCACGGACGTTGACGTGCGGATCGAGT